GGTTAAATTAGCCCCGGTTAAATCCGTCCCGGATAAATCCATTTCGAATAAATCCATCCCGGATAAATTCGTGTGGGATAAATTCGCCCCGGTTAAGTTAGCCCCCGTTAAGTTAGCCCAGGTTAAATCCATCTCGGATAAATCCATCCCGGATAAATCCGCTCCGCTTAAATTAGCCCAGAATAAATTCACCCCGGATAAATCCATCTCGGATAAATTCGTATGAGATAAATCCGCCCCACGCAGATCCCACCATGATAAATTAACCTGTTTAGCCTCTGCTTTAGCCTCTGCAATTTCTCTTATCACATCTTGTCTGGTTTTCGTCATAATTTTCAATCCTTTAAATATCACAAGCAAAACCCATGTATTCTATATGCTAAAATTCATCCAGATAATGGTAAGAATAGTGTTAATAGTTAGATTCAACCATTTGAAATTGTAAATTTCAACATGAGTTTTATAGCGTTTCAGAATTTATGTATAGACAGAAAAATATAGTAAATTGCTCATAAATTAATTTATTTTTTTATCTAAAACACATTTCAAGGCTCATAACGAACCACCTTAGCAATACGCTTTTGCCACTCACTCAACATTTCGCGCCGGCTTAAGTTGTCACAAACATGATGTAAAATCATCCCGGGCAAGTTGACAATATTGTGGTCTTCTTTCAGTCGACAATCTTCACCCAAATAAATTGCACCATGATTAATGCAGGTGGTGCGGCCAACGCGCATCAATAACACATCACCGCGGCACAATGGCCTGTGTGAAAGTCTGAACCTAGCTTGACAGTTGGAGTCTACTAACTGTTTGGAGGTCAAGATTAATGAATTTAAAAGCGAAACGCGATATTTCACGAAAATTGAAAGTACTTAACCATGCTTTAGAAAGTAAAAATGTTTCAAGGACTTGCCGTTATTTTGGTGTTTCTAGAGAATCTTTCTATACATGGCGCAGAGCTTATGAGCAAGACGGTGAAGAGGGCTTAATTAATAATAAGCCCTGCCCTGAAAACCCAAACTTAAGAATTGACAAGGCCATTGAAGAAAAAATTGTTTATCTGCAAACAACCTATCATTTTGGCCCTTTAAAAATATCATGGTATCTGGAGCGGTTTCATGACATCAAAGTTTCTCGGTCTGGTTGTTACTATATTTTACTAAGAAATAGGCTTAATCGTCTTCCTGAGAACATTAGAAAACGATCTATGCCTCAGTTTAAACGTTATGAGAAAAAAGTTCCTGGGCATCATGTACAAGTTGATGTTAAATTCCTATTTTTTAATGATGAAGATGGTAAAAGAATTAAACGTTATCAATATACAGCAATCGATGATGCGACACGTATTCGTGCTTTAAAAATTTACTCAAAACATACCCAAGCTAACGCAATTGATTTTATTAATTATGTGGTTGATAAAGTCCCATTTCGAATTAAAGTAATTCGTACCGATAATGGCAGTGAGTTTCAAGCAAAATTTAATTGGCATGTACAAGACCTTGGTATGGATCATGTTTATATTAAACCAGGAACGCCAAGGCTCAATGGCAAGGTAGAACGCTCACATCGCACTGACAAACAAGAGTTCTATCAATTAATCGATTATAATGGTGATGTTGATTTACATGACAAGCTTGCAGAGTGGGAGGCTTTTTATAACTTTCAGAGGCCCCACTCTGCTCATTCTGGAAAAACCCCTTACGAAATGTTAAAAACTAAGTTAGGATTGTAAAAATTCATGTCAAGCGAAGTTCTGAGTGACACAGTCTCAACCGGTTCAGCCGCTTTACGCAGGGCGCGACGGTTTATGTTTCTCATCTTTTTTGGTTCTAAGGTTTTAAGTTTCTGCTCTAATTCACGTAAGCCCTCAACCGAGAAACCCATTTTAGGCATGCACCCACTCCCGACACGCTAAAATAAGCTCACGATTACGCTCATCTGGATTAAGCACACTTAAAATCTCCAAATAACGACCATCAAAAACAAGGCACAATAAAGGGGTGACATCAGATCGATAACGCAGGGTGACGGTTTGACTGATTTCATGATAAAACTGTTGCGCGCTAAAAAGCTCCCGGCCTGCACTCGGGCTGACTCGCGCCCAGACGGTAGTAATATCCTGCCAATACTCCACCACTTCACCACTTCACCACTTCACCACTTCACCACTTCACCACTTCACCATAATTATTGGCACCGATTAAATTATTTTGTAAGGTCACGCGATGGCGTAACAAACCCGCTCTCATGCGCTTAAATACCGATGCGGATTAAGTAAAAAATGGGTACTTATTGGCACCTCTTTCACTGTTAAAGTGCTTGCTGATTCACGGTTTTCGTAAAAGTGACCGGCAGACATTAAAATGGCGATTTCTATGGATTTATTGATTAACACACTGTTTTCAATCGCTTCTAAATCATCCGTATTATTTACAATGGCACGGTCTAGATAATCCTCGGCAGCTTGCAGGGCAGCGGCAAGAATAAACTCTAAATAATCATCTTCGTTATTATCGTCGATGCGCAAATGGCTTTTTAAACGTGTTAAATCGATCATTTTGCTTTTTTCTTCGATGTTTTAACATTAACCGCTTGTGCATCACCGTGCTTAATCATGGCTTTTGCAGTTTTGTCGGGTAAATCAACAATATCGCCGATATTATAAGAAATATTTATCCCAGCTCGTGGCACTAAGATTTTAACTTTCATAAAGTCCCTTTTACTTTTAAATTTGATTTAAATGTGAATTAAGGTAATTTAGACAAAAACAACATTAGTTTTTGATTTTATATAATTACGCTTATAATGTTTTATTTTTTTATCTGGTATTTTACACTCTGAAATTAACACCAGTTCGGTATAAACTAAGAGTCAAAGTATAATGCCTACACAGCAACATATGGAAAAAATGACAAAACTTATTGAGGATCTCCAGAAGAGAATTACTAAGTTGGACGGTCAGATACGTAAGCGTCGCTACCTCGGTAGGTATTTTGCACATCCAATGATGCAAAATCGCCGAGCAAAACGCGACGACTATAAACCCTCGGCTGCCCTCGTCACAGGGCATTACGTGCCTTGAATCGGCCACTACATACCCTGCTCTCAAATGGCGCTACGGCTCGTAAAGATTTTTAGACACTCGTTACGCTTGCTACAGACCTTACGCTCTTCCGCAACTCCGCTCTGCTAAAAATCCTCACCTACCTCGGCCTACTCACCCCGTGCTTTGCACTCCTTGGCTCGCAGCGGAAGCAGAGGCTAAAAGCTCATTTATTTCTTCTGGGCTATTAGAAAGAGAAAAAAGCAAAGGTTTACGACCTGTCGAATATTACAATAATGTAAGAGAGTTTAGTCGGAGACTTTCCCCTAAAATCGCATTATGGGCTCGTAAGGCTCTTCTATTATGTAAATGCAAAAATTTTTTGGAAGAAATGATGCAAGATGATTCTAAAGCTCTAGAACACGCAACTCATTTAAATGAAACCTATCTTAGACATTCCAATCTTACAGTGTTTGAGGCTACGCTTAAAAGCGTGACAAAAAGTTTATGTTCTAAGACTTACAAGATTTTAAAAAATATTGCGAAAGAAAATCAACAATCTGCCGTTGCCGCGACTAACTGGTGTGGAGGAGCATATGCAGTAACTGATATTATGAGTCAACAGCAGTCAGCTAAAGATGGTTCACAAGTACTAGAGTTACCTAAAACGCAGCCAGCCATGCAGGGCTAAGCACAGAGTGAGTAGTTTGCTGCTGAGAGTTGTTATTAAGACGTCGCTGTTTTAAGTTGTTTAATCGCCTCTGTCTCAAGCAATAAAGCATCTACACGCAACCACATTAAATAACCGACTTCACCGGTTTCAGCATAGAGCTCATTTAATCGGCGCAGCGAGATACCGCCCCGGTCGGCAATAATAAAATTAGAAAAATCACCGAACAAGGCGGCACATTTTCCGGCGGCTAGGGTGTCCATAAAGTCTGAAGTATTCACACGTTTACCGCGTAATAAATCCCCTTCACCGCTTTTAAAATCAGGTTGAATAATATACTGCCCGTTACCATCTTTCATTTTTAACAGCGAGCCATAAGTGGAGTCGTGCATAAGATAGGAGGATTTACGGCGATAAGCCGCTTTGACCGAACTGCGTAAATCTAAAATATCATCTAAAGTAATACTGGTCGGTGCGGCAGCGGTGACTCCAATCGGTGCGACATTTAATAAGCCGTTGGGCTTATCTGCAGCATCGCCAGTTAAAAAGGCTTGCTCTTGGGCTTCGCCAAAACTGCGACCAAAGGAGTAAGCAATATGGGCACGAATATTAATGGCACTGTCGGCCAGTAATTCATCCGATATTTTTAACATCCGTGACAGCTTGTAAGCTTTGATGGATTTTTTCTTAAAGGTATCATCGGTTGCGGTATGGGCGATGGTTTCACCCGTCCATGTCGCAGCTCCATAGCTGTCGGCCATCGGTAATTCCGTGGTTGAATCGGTTTGAATAATGCGACACATTTGGCGCATCACCGTCTGCTCTTCCAGAGCTTCGACTAAGGTCGCTTGTAGTTTCGTCGGCACTAAATAGCCGCCTTTATTGTCGGTGTTCTCAACTTGCCCGGCACGAATATCAACCCCTGAATTTTGCCCACGCATATAAGCAAAAAAATTCTTTTCATACTCCTCAGTTGCAAGCGGGTTAGTGATCTTGTTTTCAGTCGGTGACTGTACACCGGCGCGCAAGGGTTCAGAACGTAATGCATTGAGCTCACGCTCTTGCGCTTCAACCTCTTCAAGCTTAGCAATGCGGTTTTTAATGTTTAATTGCTGGGTGTTTAAATCGTTATATTGCCCGTCTTCCTCATCCGTAAAACCACGGCTTTCGCTTTCTGCATGATCTAGCATAGCGCGTTGCTTATTAACGACTTCAGCACGTTGTTGGGCAAGTTCATAAATATTAGGCATGAGCCTATTCCTCCTAGAATATTAAGAGCCTTTTAAAAAATTAAGTTTTAAGGAAAATTATAAAAGTGAGCGTTTAAGTGCGAGTTTATGCAGTTGCAGCGCGTTTACTGCGCTATTTTCAGGGGGTTTAATCAGTGTTTGAGGGGTGTTTTTATAGGTATCGGCTTTAACACAGGCAGCCAGTTCGATCGATTCGCTCACCTCATCAACAAACCCCTGCTCAAGGGCTTCAGTACCAGTTAACCAGGTTTCTGCATCCATTAATTCTTGAACCTGGTTAGGGTCTATGCCTGATTTTTCAGAGTAAATATTAACCATCAATTTACCCATTTTATCGAGTAATTCAATGCTTTGATTTAATTGATTCTTATCACCAATCGCCACCGTCCACGGGTTATGAATCATATAAAAGGCATTTTCAGCCATGATCACTTTATCAGCAGCAAGAGCAATAATGCTTGCCATTGATGCGGCTAAGCCATCAATATGCGTAGTGACTGTGGCATTATGGCGGCAAATTGCATTATAGATGGTAAAGCCATCCGTTAGAGAGCCGCCGGGCGAATTAATTCTTAAATTAATTTGCTCTACATCAAGCGCCTGTAATTCCATCACAAAACTTTTAGCTTCAACGCCATAATCGCCAATGTAGTCGTAAATATACACATCCGCGCGCTTATTTGCTTGTGCTTTGATCTGATACCAGTTTTTCATTAGTTTGCTCTTCATCCTCATCAATCGGCGTCATATTTAACGGCCGGTAATAACGGTCCCCGTCTTCTATTGGGTTCATATTTTCTAGTTCACGAATATCGTTTTAACTCATCACCCCGATGCTAAACATGCGATTATAAAAAGACGCCCGAGCGGCAGTATCACCGCGTAATAAGCCCTCGATATTAAATTTTACAAAGTATTTTTTGCGCTCATGGGCAAGTAATAAGTCACGGCTAATACTCTGCTCAATCTTAACGAGCCACGGCACCAAACTATGGCCACCATGCCGTCAATCTTCTCGGTGGATTTACGCTTAGAGGGTTTCATATTCCCCGCATCATCTTCAACAACCACTAAATTCGAGGCCATCCAATTTAATACGGGGTTATTGTTATGATGGAGTTTTGTTGAAATCACCAAGCGCTCAAGTTCTTTTAATGCTGGGGTCATGGACTTAAAACCTTGGCGAAACTCGACCATATTCGCGCCTTCTTCAAGTAAATCATTGGCGAGCTGGGTGGCATTCCAT